GTCGTGGTGTCGTGGACGCCGCTGACCAACACCAATCAGGACGGCCAGGCGTTCGAAATGCCCGGCTCGGCTGACCGCAGCGTGCAGGTGCTCGGCACGTTCGGCGCCGCTGGCAGCATCAATTTCGAGGGCAGCAACGAGGCCACGCCGACCACCTGGGCCATCCTCAACGACCCCTCGAGCGCGGCGCTGACGTTCACCGCCGCCAAGATCGAAGCCGTGCTGGAAATGACGCGGTGGGTACGGCCGAAGATCACCGCAGGCGACGGCACCACCTCCCTCACGGTTCTCATGGCGGTGAAGAAACCATGATGGCACCCCCGTCTAAAAAGCCGTCTGAAACGGTCCCGGCATCGTCCAGCACCGGCACCGACAAGATCAATGCGGCGAGCGAGCTGCGCTGGTTCTTCAACCGGCTGCGCGCCACCATGACCATTGCAGACGACCTAGAAAAGATCGGCTCGATGGAGAACGCGCTGGCGGAAAGCCAGAACACCCTCAAGAGCCTGACCGAACAGACCGACGATGCCAAGGCGAAGCTCGCGGCGCTGAAGGCGGATTGCGACGCCGCCGAAAGCCGCGCGGTGCGGATCGTCGACGAAGCGAATGCGAGGGCCGCCGCGGTCGCCAAGCAGAGCGAGGAGAACGCCCTCGCCAACACCAACAAGGCGCAGCTCGAGGCCAAGGCGATCGTCGACGACGCGAGGAAGCGCGCCAAGGATGTACTGGATCGCAACAAGGCGGCGCAGGCCAAGTACGACAGCATCATCGCGGAAACCGCCGAGGCACAGAAGAAGCTTGACGCGGTGAAGGGCGAACTGGCAGCGATCGCGCGCCGCGCCGTCGCGTAAGGGAGAACAACAATGGTTGCGTTCACCAAGTTTCAGGACACGGTCGAGCAGATGTGGACCGCCACGCACAACCTCACGGCGGCGGGCCATGTCGTGAAGGGCGCGCTGCATTCGGACGCGCCGGTTGTCGCGACCGACGACGAACTCGCTGATCTCTCGCAGCCGACCGGCACCGGCTACACCGCCGGCGGCGACGACACGCAGAACGGCATGACGGAATCCGGCGGCACCGCGACGTGGACGGCGGTGGACCATACCTGGACGGCGACGGCGGGCGACTGGACCGCGTTCCGCTATCTCGCCCACCACAACGACAACTCGACGACCGACAAGCTGCTGGGCGATTGGGACTACGGCTCCAACGTCACGCTGCTCAACGGCGAGACGTTCACCGCAGACTATGGGGCGAGCGTAGGCACTTTGGCATGAGCGATGAGGGCGTTACGCGAAGGGCGGTGGTGACGGGCGCGGCTGCTGCTGCGCCTGCGATGATCGTCCATTCGCTCGGTCACGCCTCTATCAGCAACACCCTGACGCCAGAGCAAGAGGAAGCAAAGTATCGTTCGCTCGGCCCGATCGCCGAACGGCATGGCCGCTTTCCCAAAGGGACGGTGTTGCCGGAAACGACCGTGCAGGCGTGCCCGCGCGTGAGGGTGAGAGATCTGCCGAGGGACTTCCTGCCGAGAAAGTATTTCGAGGCGCTCGAGCATAATCAGAAGATCGCGTCGTGCTGCCGGCATCCCGAGAACCACGACATCGAGGCGAAGAAATCGCATCGTCTTGAGCAAGCCCCCGACATCTACATTTTGCATTGCGGCTGCGGCCGGCGGCATTTCCGCTTTTGCTGCGGGCAGACCGATCCGTACCGTCCGTTTTGGGATGCCAGTCCGGCGGTAGCGCCCGCCGCAGCTTAACGGCGGGGGCGGTAGATGCCCTCGACCGGCGATCTCGTCCAGCAAAGCACCACCACCACCGGTACCGGCAACCTGACGGTCGCGTCGGTCAACGGCCGCCGCACGTTCGCAACCGTGTTCGGCACTGGCGGCACGACCAACGTGTTTTGGTATTTCGTTATGAGCCGTGACAATTCCGATTGGGAACACGGCACCGGCCACATGAGCGACTCGACGACATTGGTGCGCGACACCGTGATCTCGTCGTCGAACTCGAACGCGCTGGTGAACTTCGGCTCTGGAACGAAAGATATAACCAGCGACCAGCCGACCAGCGAGCGTGTCTACAAGACGCTCGACAACGCGCTGACGTCGGCCACCGACTCGACATCGACCTCAACCGGAGCGCTGAAACTGACGGGCGGCCTTGGGGCACAGGGCAGTATCCATTTTGGCACTTCGATTGCCGGCGCTGGCGCAACTGCCGGGTCTGTGCCGGGTGTTGGCAACACCAACACCGGGTTCGATTGTTATGGCGGCTATGTCGCGGTCAGCCGAGGTGCAGCGACCTCCCTGTTCTTAAACCAGAACGCCGATGGCACGCTCGCTTGGTTTGGCCGCAGCGGCACCAATGTCGGGAGCATTTCGGTCACGACGACGGCGACCGCCTTCAACACATCGTCGGACCGCGACCGCAAGCGCGACAACAAGCCGTTCGCTGACGCAGAGAGGATCATCCGCGATCTCAAGATCTGGGACTTCGAGTGGCGGGACGCGCCCGGCGTGCGCGGCGTCGGCGTGTTTGCACAAGAGGCCCGCGAGGTCTGGCGCGATCCGGTCACCTCGTCAGAACAGCCCGGCGGCTGGATGACCGACTACAGCAGATACGTTCCGGTACTGATCGCGCGGGTGCAGGAGCTCAGCGCGGAGCTGGCTGATCTCAGGAAAAGGATCGACGGGCATGGCAATTGATCAGGGTACGACCACCGTCACCACGCAAAAGTCCGACCGCTGTTGGCGGGCCGAAATCTTCATCGACGAAGATCTCGTCCAGCAGTTGGTGTTTCATCGCGAGATCCGCGCCAAGGACACCGCAACCAACGAAGTCGTGGCGCGGGACCGCACCAGCATTTTGCCTACCCGCCGCACCTCCGACCAGATCAAGACCAAAACCTACGTAGCGGGCGGGCTGACTGCGACCGGCCAGCAAATCTTGCAGCTCATCAACAAGATGGCCGACGACGAACGGCAAGTCGATATAGCCAATCCTCCCCCGACGCCGTAGGGGGATAATGAGGCCGGGCGATGATCGGCAACCCGATTGGGCGTTCGCCCGGCAACACGCTTCTCAATCTCATCAACTATTCGCTGACGGTTGACGGCACTACTTTTACTTTCACCGGCCAGGCGGTCACGATACGGCGCGGCCGTCCGATTGTCGTCGGCACGACCAGCTTCACGTTCACTGGACAGCCCGTCACGCTGACACGACGGCGGCCGATCGTCGTCGGCACGACGTCGTTCAGCTTTACCGGGCAGGCCGTTACGCTGCGCCGTCCGCGCACCGTCGTGGTGGGAGGAACGTCTTGGACCTTCACCGGCCAGGACGTCACGCTGCGCCGCACCCGTCCGCTGGTCGCCGCCGGAACGTCTTTTACCTTCACCGGCCAGGCCGTGACGCTAAAGCACGGCTACGTCATTACGGTTCAGGCTGGCAGCTTCACGTTCAGCGGCAGTGCCGTCACGCTGACTGCGCTGCAACATCAATACCCGGAAAGTGACATCTCGATCGGCTCATGGACCGACCAGGCTGGCGGTACGACAAACCTCTACAGCGTGGTCGATGAGCCGCTGACGCCGAACGACTCCGATTACGTCAAGTCGCCGGATATGTCGGCCGGCAGCAGCGAATTGGTGCTTGGCTTCGGCACCATGTCGACGCCCGGAGTCGACACGGGCCACACGCTGCGCGTCCGCTATCGCAAGGTGAACGTCGATGGCGGGACAGAACTGAATTTTAACTTCGCGCTGTTGCAGGGCACGACGGTCATCGCGGAGCAAAACGTACCGGACGTCGGCACAAGTTGGGTGACGGGCGAACTCAATCTCTCGACGACCGAAGCGGCGGCGATCACCAACTATAACGATCTGCGCGTCAGACTTACCGCAGAGGGGCCGGCGGCTGCGGCCGCGTTCCCGGTAATGGAATCCAGTGCGGCATCGCTCGATAGTTCATACTCTGGCGGCTCGGGAACCAAGACATTCACTCTGCCGTCTGGAATTACCAGCGGCGATCTGCTGGTTGCCGTCATCTATGCGGCAGAGGCGGGGCCGACGATCACCAAGTCTGGGTGGACGGCCACGGCCGCCTCTCCATCATCGAACGGTAACGCGCGCTGCACCGTTCTCTACAAGGAAGCGGACGGCAGCGAATCCGGCACCATAGCGTTTGATTTCTCTAACATGGCTACGCATGCGGGCGCGTGCATCTACCGTATCAGCGGACAGCACGACAGTTCGGCCCCCGAGTCGGCGTTCAACACGACCATTAAAGACCCGCCGTCCCTAACCGCTTCGTGGGGGGCTGAAAAGAACCTTTGGCTTGCAAACTCATTCGACAACGGCGGCGACGGTTCCTACTCGGCGGCTCCGTCTGGATATAGCGGCTTCATATCGTTCAACGGCACCGAGTCGAGTTCGGTCGAGGCGGACGGCGCCGGGGCCTGGATCGAGAGCGAGGCGGACACTGAAAATCCCGGCGCGTTCACGGCAACCGTCGTGGCCGACAATCCGATCAACGCGACTGTCGTTATCAGACCGGGCGCTGGCGGATCTACCACGACAACCGTAACCGCTCCCAACGGTCAGTCGTGGACTTTACAGGGCACCGTTGAGAACGGGACATACGTCAACGGCGATGTATGGGTGAACGCCGGCGGCGGAACCGTTCGGGTGTTGTCGGTATCCACGTCCCCCGATGGCAGCGGGTCGACCGCGCGCAATGGCGGGATGATCAATCCGTCGTTCAATACGTTTGTCGAGTCCTCGCCAATGGGGAACACCGTCTCAACCAGCTTCAAGCAGGGCTTCGACGGGCGAGCCACCGTCTCGGGCGTGATGGATTATGACGACAGCTATAATGCTCACTTGGATATTCCGGCGCTCGACCTGAGTCCCGGCGACAGCCTTGTTTCGTGCGTCAGTTTCATGCCGGAACTCAACAAGGCGTCGCTTGACTCGCATTGGGGGTCGAACTCTCAGGCTATTTCTAGAATGGCGGTTCTCACGGTTGTCGGCTCGACACCGACCACCGGCTCCTTCCGGCCCAATTATTTCGGCACGACAAAGATCAGCAAGACGTGGGGCGATGTTAATACGGCTTTGATGCCTGATCTGGCGTTGTCTGATCCCAAGAGTACGTCGTCGGACGGTTTCCATCTTGATAGCGGTTCGGTTTATGTCGGGTCGTCGTCTGACCCGACGCATCGCACGTCCACCGACGAAATGAACATCAACGCGCTGCGGGATGTGCAATGGTATGTCTATCCCATGCACGGCGGGTTCTGCGTCTCGTATCTCTCGCCGCTGTTCAATATGTTCTGGTATCCAGAACAACGCGGGATGTCCTACGGACAGATCGCAAATTATGTGATGGGTGACTTTACTGATCGTGACGATTTCTTAAAGCGCATAATTCAGGTCGCGATCGACGCCTATGCCATTGTCGAGGGTGACGGGTTTACTGGCTCAAGCCCGTTCGGCGGCGGGGCTGGTTTCCCGTTCTCGCCGCTCTGGTTCATCCGCTTTGCCGGGCTGCTGTTCGACGATACGGACTTCAAGGACGCCAAGAACACCGGGACGGGCCACACCGATTACGACAGCAACACGATCTACAAGTGGGGCGAGCAAAACCGTTGCTACTACTCGGCATCGGCGCATTCTCAATACAATACGCATCTTCCGGCTGAGATAACCGGCGACACGCCGCTCTACGGCGATCCGCCCTACGGCGATGTATCTGGCGGGCAATCGTCGAACGGCACCATCCGCGATCCCGATGGCGTCTACGACATGTTCCCATACGAGGACCGCCCATCCAGTCCGAGTACACGATATACGGAATGGAAAAAGACCGGTCCGGCGGATGATCCCAACATCGGGTCATACATGACGATGAGCCGCGCCGCGATGGGCGCCGTTCTCGCAAGCTACTGCATGGGCGACGAAGCGTTCTGGCCCGGAGCGATCAAGGACTTCGCGCTTCGCCACGCCGCAGACCCGCAGATGTGGGGCGGAGGGTTTAATACGAACTTCGATTATACCGACGCCTTCACGGCCCCAAAGGAATTCTACCGCGACATCTACGGCATGGGCGGAACGGGTAATGGCTGGATCACCGACCTTTGGGATTCCGAGGTCGGCGTACCGTAAAGGTCGGCGATGGCTACGAAGCTCTTTCTACGCAACACGCAGACCAACGGAATAGGCGCGACCTATTTCGACATGCTGAAAACTGCCGGGTCGTCGACCTCCACGGCGGTCGTCAACACCACATCCGGCGGCACCGAAATCCAGTGGACGCAGACGGCGGGCGGCTCGGTCATCCAGTGGATTTCGCCGCCGCTCGCCGCCGGCGTCACGCTCACGACGTCCGATATTTCGATCTGGGCGATCGAGAGCGCGGCGCAGGCCAACGCGGGCGGTCGCTACCGCGTGTTCAAGCGCACGTCGGGCGGCACCGAGACGGAGCTTGCGGGCGGCCCGTTCAACGATGGCTTCGAGTTCGATGCCGCCACCAACACGGAAATGACGTGGGTCGGCAACTTCACCGATACCGCGTTCTCGGCCGGCGACCGGATCCTGCTCAAGCTCTACATCACCAACGTCGGCACGATGGGCGCGAGCCGCACCTGTACGGTGACGTACAACGGCGCGGACGCCGCGACCGGCGACAGCTTCCTCAACATCAACGAAAATCTGCTGTTCGCCACGTCGGTTGTGGCCGCAGGAACGAGCTTCACGTTCACGGGCGCGACCACAACCAGCCTTGAGCGTGGCTACGAGGTGGTGCCCGAGGCCGCGAGCTTCGCCTTCACGGGCCAGGCGGTCACCGTCAGGCACGGCTATCCGATAGTCGCGGCGGGCGGTTCGTTCACCTTTACCGGCAGCGCCGCCACGCTGACGCATACGGCGGGCAGTGCCGAGGCCCGGATCGAGGTTTCGTGGGTCGAGCTCACCCTGCCGATCGGCTTCGTCGCCAACGAGCTGATCGCCGGGTCGGGGACATTCAACTTCACCGGGCAGGCCACATCGTTCCGATGGACGCACAAGATCGCGGCCGAGACGGGCAGCTTCGCCTTCACCGGGCAGCCGGTATCGCTGGAACAGGGCTACGAGATCACCCCGGAGGCAGCCGCCTTTGCCTTCACCGGGCAGTCCGTAACCCTGAAACATGGCTATGAGATTGCCCCGGAATCCGCCGCTTTCGTCTTTACCGGGCAGACCGCCAGTCTGGAATTGGGCCGCGAGATCGCGCCGGAAAACGGCAGCTTTGTATTTACCGGCCAGGCCGTCACCCTCACCAAGCTATCGGCCAAGACGCTCAACGCCGATTCCGGCGCATTCACCTTCACCGGCCAGGCGGCAAGCCTGGAGCGCGGTTACGAGATCGCGCCGCAAAATGGCGCTTTCGTATTCACCGGGGGCGACATCGCGCTGACCTATGAACCGGCCGGCGAATACATCATCGGCGTCCAGAGCGGCGCGTTTGTCTTTACCGGGCAGGCCATTGAACTCAGGTCGGCCCGCCGGTTGACGGTCGGTTCCGCCGCTTTTGCCTTCACTGGCAGCACCGTCACCTTGCGATCAAACCGGCGGCTTTCGACCGATGCAGGGGCCTTCGTCTTTACCGGCACCGCGGCCAATCTGAACTACTCCGGTTCGCAGCCCAGCCTGATTGATACCCACGACTACCTCGTGCGCGCCCGCCGCCGCGCCCGGCGCTAGTGCGTTGGAAGGCCTGACATGACCGAACCAATGTCCGCACCATGGTCGATTTCACCCATGTCAATGCCGCCCTGACCCGCACCGGCAACGACCCGATCTCGTCCTTTGCAGACGGCACGGTCCGCGCCATCGTGGCAGAGAGCAACTACGAGGTCTTGGTCAAGGCGGAACTGGCAAACCGCTGGAAGTTCGCCGGTAAGTTCGAGGCCCTGAACCTGCTGGTGGACGAGCCGCCCGACCCGTGGCTGTACGCCTACCAGCTCCCCGTCGACATCATGGCGATCCGGACCGTCACGCAGGCGGGCGCCAACGTCGAGTATTGGGTCGAGAGCGACGTGATCTACACCAAGGTCGACAATTCCAGCGAGGAGATCCTGCTGCATTACGTCTGGCGGGTTCCGGAGATCCAGTGGCCGCCATGGTTCGCCGAACCGATGACCCAGCGCCTCGAGGCCATCTTCCTGCGCGCCCTGGGCGAGCGGCACGACGAGGCGCTGGCCCGCGACAAGTCGGCCGACAAGCTCTTTGCAGACGCGCGACGCCTCGACACCCAAAGCCAATCCCCGCGCAACCCCTGGCGTCGGCCAATCATGGCGGCGCGCAATGGCTAAGGTTCAGCCGCTCAAGACCAACTTCGCCGCTGGCGAACTGGCGCCCGAGATCGCCATGCGGCGCGACACCAAGCAATATCGCGACGGCGCAAAGTCGCTGCTCAATTCGCGGGTGCTGCTCGGCGGTGGCGTCAAGCGCCGGTCCGGCACCGAACGGATCACCACAACGCCGAACGGCGACAGCTTCATTTTCGAGTTCATCTACAACCAGACCACGCAATACGTGCTGGTGTTCTCGGCCGAGCGGATGGACGCCTACAGCCGCGATCCCGACACTGGCGTGCTGACGGCTGCGGGCAACGTAACGTCCTGTCCCTGGACCGGGAAAAAATTCAAGACCATGGACGTCTGCGTCAGCGGCAACACCATCATCGTCACGCATCCCGACTTCCTGCACACCATCGTCAGGACCGGCGCATCGACGTGGGTGGCGGATGAGTTTCCGTTCTACATCGACGCCCAGGCCCGCGTCCACGAGCCCCATACCAAGGTCGCGGCCAACGCCACCACCATCCTGCCGTCGGCGCTGGGAGGCTCGATCACGCTGACCACCTCGGCCGCGCACTGGACGGCCGATTATGTCGGCAAGCGGATCCGCGTCATCGACCGCGAGGTCGAGATCACCGCTTACACGAGTTCGACCGTGGTGACTGCGACGGTGCTGCAGCCGCTGCGGCCCTATCAGGATCTCACGGTGGCGTCGTCGATCTTCTTTGCCGTCGACGATGTGGTGGAGGGCGAGACCAGCGGCGCCAAGGGGATCGTGCTCGCGGTGCCAAACGCGACGACCGTTTCAGTCGTCATCACCGAGGCGCTCACCAAGTTCGAGGCCGAGGAGCTGATCGGCCCGAACGGCCACAGCACCATCAGCGCCGTGGCTGACGCCTCGCCCCTGCCAGTGCGGGATTGGAGCGAGGCGCTCTACCACGTCACCACCGGCTTCCCGCGCTGCGCCGTCATTCACCGCGGCCGCATCCTGTTCGGCGGTTCGGCCGCCGCGCCTAGCGCGCTGGCGGGATCCTCGATCATCAACATCTTCGACTTCGACGTCGGCACCGGCAGCGATTCCGAGGGCTTCCTGGAGACCATCGGAGACACCGCCAGCATCACCATCATACGGCTGCATTCGACCGAGCAGTTGCTGGTGCTCACCGACTCCGGTCCGTATTACGTGCCGGAATCCGCCCAGAACGTATTCAGACCGTCCTCTTTGGCGTTCAACAAGTTCGGCGGCAATTGGCCGGCCTTGAGCACGCGAACCGTCGATTTCGACGGCGGGGTGCTCTACCTGTCCGGATCCATCGTCATCAAACTGGCGCCGACCGGCAGCAACACGGCATTCTGGGATGCCACCGAGAAATCGTTTCTTTGTCCGCATCTGATCAGAACCCCGGTCGACATCTGCGTGGTGGACAACTATCTGGGCGGCCCGGAGCGCTACGCCTGCATCGTCAATGCCGACGGCACGCTGGCGGTGATGCAATTGATCGACGCCGAGGAGATCCGCAATTTCGTGCCGTGGCAAACGACCGGCGAGTTCAAGTCGGCGTGCGCGCTGTTCGGCCAGATCTACGCGGTGGTGCGGCGCGACAGCAGCGCGTCGACCTATTATCTCGAAACCTTCCTGGACGAACTGTCGCTCGACTCGACGGTGGAGTTCGCCGACGAGACGGCGCTGAACGCCGGGAAAGGCGCAGCGTTCGGCACCGCAACCGTCAACGTCTGCGTGACCGACGGCGAGACGCAATTGTTCCACCTCGGCACCTATCCGCTCAATCATCTGCCGTATGTGCCGCCCGGCCCTTATCAGGTCGGCTTCTTCTACGACCGCAACATCGAGCTGATGCCGCCGAACATCGAGGACAGCGGCGGCAACATGGCGGGCGATCTCATGCGGATCGTCGAGGCGACCGTGCATGTCCTGGAGTCGGCCCGCTTCGCGGCCAACGGCTACGAGCTGCAGGCCTACCAGATCAACAAGGACACCAACCTGCCGCCGCCGCACCGGACAGGTCCGCGCTATTTCCAGTTTCTCGGCTGGGAGGTCGAGCCGACCATAACCATCACGCAGCCCGATCCGATGCCGCTCACCGTGCTCGCGATCGGCACAAAGGTGTCATTCTGATGGGGCCGGAACTGGCGATAGCAGCACTGGCCGTCGGCACCGCGACGCAAGTCGCTGGCGGTCTGATGAAGGGCAAGGAGGAGGAGCGCGCCGCCGGTTTCGAGCGCTGGCAGTACGGCATCCAGCAGAAGCAGCTCGAGGCCGCCGCTTCGCGCGACGAGGCGCAACGCCGCCGGGAGCTGCGCTCCTCGGTCGACACCATCCTCGCGATCCGCGCCGGCCGCGGCGTCGGCCAGGGCACGCCGACCGAGAATGCGATCCTCGACGACATCACCCAGCGCGCGCATGAGGACATTCTCGCGCAGCGGACCAGTCTGCTCACCAGGTCGGCGGTGTCCGGACAGGCTGCGGCGATGGCCGAGCGGCGCGGCCGCATGGCGGTGACGGCGAGCTACATCAATGCGATCGGCGACATCGCGGGCATGGGCTACAAGGTCGGCACGCTCAAGACCCGCACCGGAGTTGGCTGATGGCAGCAACCGGGCTTCCGCTTCCCAAGGTCGGCGAGGTCGTCAACCAGCCGATTCAGGTGATCGACGGCGACCGTCTGTCGGCGGCGCGCTCGTGGGCGTCGATCGCGGCGACCGGCGCCGAGCTCGCCAAGGTCGGCTACGACGACCTGAAATATCAGATGCACCAGATCCAGGTCGGCGAATACTCGCGCATGGACGTCGAGGACACGCGCAAGATCACCGAACTGCGCGACAAGAACCACCACGATCCGGAAGGGTTTGACCGCGACGCCAATGCCTATCGAGACGGCGTGCTGGCCAACACCCCGGCCTGGGCGATCAACCATCGTCGCGCAAAGCTTGGTTCGCTCTCCAACAGCTCCTACGCCGGGATCCTCGGCGAGAAGCGCACTCAGGATCTCCGTCTAGCCAAGGACAATTGGACGGCGGACGTCGACATGGCGAGCCGCGAGGTGTCAGCAGCGGCGATGACCGGGCCGATGGATTCGCCCGCCGGTCTGGTCGCGATGGAGAACTACCGGAACAAGATCGCGGCTGGCGTCACGTCGAGTTTCATTTCGCAGCGGGAGGCCGAGCGTCTCATCCTCAACACCGCCGATAGCTCGATCGCGCAAGGCGTCGTGCGCGAGACCAAGGAGATCTACACGAGCGCGCGTGCGAACCAGGAGAGCGGCTATCTCGCCGCGTTGAAGCACGCCGAGGAGAACATCCTGCGAAACCCCCGGTTCAAGGGTCTGACCGAGCAGGAGCGCTATGCGTATTACAGCCGCGCCACCAGCGAGGTCCGTGCGCTAGAGGCGGAGCGCAAGCAGGATCTCGGTCTCGCGCGTCAGGCCAAGGTCGGCATGGAGTTCGCGATGAACTCCGGTCTCCTGCCGGAACCGAGCGCGCTCGACAGTTTGGTCAAGCAGCTCAACGGCGCGGGCGGTCATGCCGAGGCCGCCGCGCTGCTGGCAAACTACGAGCGGCAGAAAGTCCTCATGCCGTTCGGTCAGCAGCCGTTGTCCCAAATGCTGCGGCAGCGACAGGACTATGGTGTCTCGAGCGGCGCCACCGCACCGCCGCAGGTGCGCGGCTTTGTCGATGAAGCCGCTGGCGCGACCGGCGTTCCGGCGTCGTATCTTTATCGGACGCTCGGACGGGAGTCGCGCTTCAACCCCTACGCTCAGAGCCCGACATCAACCGCCGGGGGAATGGGCCAATTCATCGACAGCACTTGGAATGAAATGATCTCCAAGCATGGCGCCAAGTACGGCCTCGCGCCCGGTACGCCGAAAACAGACCCTCGCGCCAGCATCTTGATGACGGCGGAATACGCCAAGGAGAATGCGGCACGATTGGAGGCGTCCGGTCTGCCGGTCAACGATCAAACGCTCTACGTGATGCACTTCGCCGGTCCCGGCGGCACGCTGTTGCTGCGGGCGGATCCGTCGTCGCAGGCATCGACCCTGCTGCCGAAGGCGGCGGCGGCCAACAGAACGATCTTCTACAACAAGGATGGCTCGCCCCGGACCGTCGGTGAGGTCGTGGCGCAGCTCGGTAGCCAGCACGGCGGCGGCGGTGCCGCTGGCGGCGGCTTCGTTCCTCGCCCGACCTATGCGCCCGGCGTCGATCCGCGTCTCGCCGTCGGCATGAACAAGCAAATCGCCACGAAGGCGTGGGAGGAATGGAAACTACTCGACGCGCAATTTAAGCCGGACGGCAGCAGGCCATCGCAGCAGCACGTTGAGCTGGTGCAGATGGCGGCGGCCGAGTCCGGCGACCACAGGCTGCTTCAAACCATTGCCGACAAGTTGGGACAGTACCAGGTTGCGACCGAACTCGGTCAACAGCCGGTCGGCCAGCAGCAGGCGGTCCATACCGAATTGGGACGGCGCGCTGCGGCCGGCGAACTCACGCCCAACGAGGACAAGGTTCTGCAGACGCTCGATCAGAAGATCGCGCTGACCACAAAGAACATCGTCAACGACGAGAACCCCATCGACCACACCGTCAAGGCATGGAGCAACCGCGGCACATTCCAGACGCCGCCGCCGCTCAATCCCGGCAAAGACGGCTTTCGAGAAGCGCTCGCCTATCGCGCCCAGATCGCGCAATTCGCCCGCGAGAGCTATCAGACCGGCCCGCTGTCAGCGCTCGACAAGCCCGATGTCGCCGCCATCAACGCCTTCCTGGGCTCGACCGCAGATCCGAGGCTCAAGGCTAGGATGTTTTCGGACCTGGTCGCCGCCATTCCAGACGAGCAGATGAGGAACAAGACGCTCGCCAAGCTCGGCCAGGAAAGTCCCGAGGCGATGGTGTCGGCGTTCGCGGGCGGCATGTATTCCGTCAACCCGGATCTGGCGGCGAGCATCCTTCGCGGCCAGGGCATCATCAAGGTCGACCCCCGCAAGGATCCGGCCGCGAAGGATCAGGCTGGCGGCAAGACGGAGTATGCCGACGCGCTCGACAAGGTGATGCCGCAAGACGCTTTCGCGGTCGAAATGCGAAGCACCTTGAGCGGGGCTTACGCGACCATGCGGAGCGCGACCACCGCGCGCTACGCCGATCTCACGCCGCCCGGCGAGACCAAGTTCAGCGAGGCAAGGCTGCAGCAGGCCGCCAACGAAGTGACCGGCGGGTTTGTCAAGCATAACGGCGGATCCATCCTCGCGCCCGAGCGCGGCATGACGCAGGCGCGATTTGACGGAGTCATGTGGGCTCTCACAGACGACGATCTGCGTGGCGCGATGACGCTGTCGGGCACGCCGCTCACGGTCGACTATCTGCGCTCGAGCGCCAGTCTGGAATCGCGCTCGGACGGCACCTACTACGTGCGGATGAACAGCAACGCGATGTCGCCTGAATACGCCATGGTTGCTGTCGGGGAATTTGCCGCGCCGTCGAATTTCGTGTTGGATCTGCGCGGCCGCAAGCCGGGTGCCGCGAATGTTCTATACAGCGAAGTCCCGTTCTACACACCATGAGCCTCGATCTCTGGCAGGACGACATCAAGGCGGCGGATGCCCGCGCTACTCGCAGCCCTGCCAGCGAGGTGCCAGCGGGCTTCGGCGACACCTTCGCGGCATCCTGGGATCACGGCGTCTTTTTCGGCCAGTCGATCGCGCGCGCCAACTCCCGCACGCGGGCGATGGAGGACTTCATCGGCGACGTCTATCGCCGCACCGGCACGCTGTTGCCAAACCCCGAGCTCGCGGCGATCGGCACCGACGGTCTTGCCGCGTTCAACACCGAGCTTGAGAAACTGGCGTTCGAGCATCCGGCATTGGGCCGTCTCAAGGCCGAGGGCGCCGAGCAGATGTTTGTTGCCGTCACCAACGACGAGATCGACAAACTTGCAGCACAGCACGCGGCTCGGGTGCGGATTGATTATCAGACCGCAATGGCGCGCGAGCGGACATGGGGCGGCACGCTCGGGATGTTTGCGGGCAGCGCCCTTCCGGGCGTCGGCGATCCAATCAACCTCGTGGCGTTCCCGCTCTCAGCCCCGGTCTCGCTCGGCGTGATCGGTACCACCGCGGCGTGGGCCGGGATTGCGGGCGGCACGCAGTTCGCGATCGAACTCGCAGGTGCCCCGTTCCGTGCCGAGGTGCAGCCCGGCTATACGCCGCTGTCCGGAGAATCGCTGGGCAACGTGCTTGAGGCCGGTGCGTTCGGCGGCGTGCTTGGCGGCGGCCTGAAAGGTATTGCCAACGCCTGGACGCGGATCAAGACGGGACAGTGGCCGCGCAGCATCCGCGACCACGGCAACATCGTCGAGAGCGAGAACAACGTCGCCGTCACCAATCCGGATCCCTCGCTGCAGGGTCAGGTCGATCATCGCACAGCACTGCAAAAATCCATCGACGACATGGTGGGTCTGCGCCCGGTCGATGTGAGTGACGAGATTGGCCCTGTGTTCTTGGCCAACTACAACATGCGGCTCACTCAGATCCTTGAGCCGCGCGCCGCTGCCGTGCGGGCTGGCGAGACCGCGATCATTGCGGAGCGCAACGCCGCCCGGATGCCGCACAACATGGAGCGGCTCAGCGAAGCGCAGCTCGAGGAGATCCGCCGCACGCGGGATCAGATCGAACTCGACCGCCGCGCTGGTCTGGACGAGGTGACGGCCGCGCAGGAGGCATTGCAGACCGAGCGGGCAGCGCTGACGACCAGGCGCACGGGCGCCGAGGCCGATCGCGCAACCGTCGAAGGCCTGCGAGCTGACCTTGAGCGGGTGCGGCGCCAGCAGGCCGAGGCCCGCCCGCCGACCAATCCAATCACCCAGGCCCGTCTCGATACAATCGAGACCGATCTCAAGCAGCCGAACCTTGGCCGCGAAACCCGCCAACTCCTTGAGGGCGAGCGCGCCCAGATCACCGAGACGCTGGCCAAGACGCAGGCTGGCGATGCCAAGCTCCTCGCTTCGCTCGAGCAGGAGGCCAAGGGGCTGACCAAGGGTCTCGCCACTGCCGAGAAGCGGCTGGCCAAGACCGAAGCCGCGCTGACGCGGGGCGAGGAACGGGCCGTCTCCCGCGAGGGCCAGATCGCCCGCACCGCAGACCAGCACGAACGGCAGACCGCCGCCAAGAGCGAAGCGCTGCGCCACGAAATGCGCCGCGCCGTCCATGCGCTGGCGACCGAGGGCTACGGCCTGCGGCTGTCCCGCACCGAGGCACAGGCCATGGCGGACAACCTCCTCAACGCGCCCGCCGATGAGGTGACGGGCGCGATCCGCGGCGTCACCGAATACTTCGTCGACCTGCGCCAGCAGGTCTTGGCCGGACCGCAGATGGGAGGCGCCCAGACGCGGGCAGTGGCGGCACAGTTTACGGACGAGACCAGACGGGCGATCCAGAAGTTCGCCGCCGATGTCGGCGTCATCATGCCGGACGAGGAGGCGGCGGTGATTGCCGCCCGGCTCGCCACCGTCTCCGAGAAGGAGGCGCTGTTTATCCTCGACGAGCTGATGCTGCGGCCCCGCACGCTGGCCGACACGCTGCCAGGGGTTGAGAAATTGCAGCGGGAGGCTGCAGATCCTAGGGGCGCCCCCGGCGGCGTCACTAGGACCGATTTGCCGACCCCTCCGAGGCCGACCGCCGAGGCCCCGCAACCGATGCTGCAAAGCATGGCAAAGGAGGTGACTCCGGAGGCGATGGCCAAGGCCAGAACAAGCGAGGAGACCATGGACGGCGTGATCCTCGACATGGATCGGCTGCGCGCCGAGCGCGGCAAGGATGTCGAATATCCGGATCCCAAGACCGGCGAGCTGAAATCGCTCGACAACGAACTCGCCACTATCGAGGCCCGCGAGAAGGCCGCCGCCGAGATCGAGGCCTGCTCCAAGCCGACCGCGGAGGCCGCCGAATGAGCGTCGCTAATTGCATCGCCAAGCTTGTCCAGGCCGGACAGATCACCAAGCAGACCGGCGACGAGGCGCTCGATCTGCACCGCCGCTCGATGGCCAAGTTTGCCGAGACCATGGGACCAGCGGACGCCGATGCCGCCGCTGCCGCCGCAGTCGCCCGCTCGATCGCAGCCGGTGCCAAGAAGATGAAATACGACACCGCCAAGTCGGTGTTGAGTTGGGCCGAAGTTGAACGAAAGATCCACGCCCACCCCAAGGGAGCCGTCGCCGGGCTGATGTCGCAGCTCACGACCGACATCCATGAGAAGGCCGGGCTTGGCGGCCAGAATGTCTATACCAAGACCGAAGTGATCGCCGCGCAGCTCTCCAACAAACTCAACGTCGCTCTCAACGCCTACATGCCCGGCCTGCTCGGCCGTACTGCCGAGAAGCTCGCGGGCGTGCAGCGCATGTTCTACGAGGTGTTCGGTGTCGATACCGGCGACCAGGTTGCCAAGGCCGCGGCGCGGGGTTGGACCGAAGCCATCGAGGAAGGCGTGGCACGGGCGATCTCGGCCGGCCGCAACATCGTGGCCAGCGAGAATTGGCGGTTCATGCAGCCGTGGAATAGCGAGCGGGTTCGCAAGTTCGAGCTCGACGAATGGAAAACGGACTGGCAGACCCACCTCGATTCCGGCGGCGTCACGCTCTGGGACAAGCACGCTGGCAAGCCCGCCAAGGATGCCGCCGATCAAGAGCGCATTCTTGAGCGGGCCTGGAAGGACATCCGCGCCAACGACAATTCGCCGAGCGTCTTTTCAGACGAAATGCGGACGTTCGAGTTTGCCGAGGGCAAGGCCGGGGCCGACGCCTATCTGGCGATGCAAGCCAAGTACGGCATGGGCGACAACCTGATCGGCGGGCTGGTCGGGCACTTGAGCGGCATGGCGCGCGAGATCGCACTGGCCGAGATCCTCGGACCAAACCATGCGGCGAACTTCAAGGCGGGCATGAAGATCGTCCGAGAGTTGGAGGGCGTCAGCAGGCCCACGAACCCGGTGATCCGGATGCTGGAAAGCCCGAAGCGGCTCGAGCAGGTCTATGACGTGCTGACTGGCCGAGCCAACGTGGTCGACGGCCCGGTGGTGGCCGGTGTGATGGGTGGCATCCGCTCGCTCGGCGTGGCGGCGAAGCTCGGCGGGGCCTCGATCACCTCGTTCTTCGGCGACACGCCCATGGCGGCGTTTGCTGCAATCGACGTCGGGATGCCGGTGACGCGGATGCTCGACGGCGTCATGCGCGAACTCGCTCGCGGCGGCCCGGAATCGAAGGCGCTGGCGACGCGCAATAATCTGGTCGCCCATTCGGCAATCGACTACGCCCACGGCTTCCGGCACTTCGGCGACCGTCTGGGCGGTCCGGAAAGTCTGCAATGGCTCGCAACCACCGTGATCCGAACAAGCGGCCTGGAAGCCTGGACCAACCTCATCAAGCGCGTGTTCTCGATGGAAATGATGGGGCATCTGGTCGACCATGCCGGGCACAATCTGGACGAACTGCGCGCCGTCAACCGCCCGCTGGCGCAGTTCATGGACCGCCATCAGATCAGCGCCGCCGATTGGGACGTGATCCGCGCCACCCAGCCGTTCGAGGCCGAGGGCGTCAAATTCCTGCAGGCGTCCGAGATCGCCGACGAAGTGCTGCGCGAGAAGCTGCTCGGTGCCGTGGTCCACGAGCGGCGTTACGCCATGCTCGAGCCGGACGCCCGGATCAGGGCCATCACCACGGGCGGACTGCCGCAGGGCACCTTCCACGGCGAAATGGCCCGCAGCCTGTTCATGTTCAAGAGCTTCTCGATGACCATGCTGTCGACCCACATCATGCGGATGGCCACCATGGAGGAGGGCCGGGCGGCCCGCGCCGCCTGGTTCGCGGTATTCACCACGCTGGCGGGCGCGGCGACATTACAGACCAAGAACATCATTTACGGTCGCGATCCCGAGAGCATGGGCACCGCCTCGTTCTGGGCTAAGGCCGGACTGACCGGCGGCGGACTTGCCATCTTCGGCGACCTCACACAGTCGGCGTTCTCCAAGACCGGACGCTCGCCGCTGGCCGATCTCGCCGGGCCAGTCGTCGGTCTCGCCGAGGATGTTGGACGGCTGACCTCGGGCCAGATCCGCAAGTGGTACGAGGGCGACGACACCACCTTCGCAGCCGAGGGTGTCAGGTTTGCCCGGCGCTGGACGCCCAACGTCTTTTACACCCGGCTCGCCCAGGAGCGGATGGTGTTTGACCGGATCCAGATGCTTGCCGATCCGGACTACCGGGCGAGCTGGCGCCGTCAGGAACAGCGGATGAAGGATGATGCCGGGCAACAATTCTGGTTCCGGCCCGGCCAGACCGTCCCGACACGAGGCCCCAACCTCCGGGCCGCCCTGCCCTAGTGCGTTGGCCGCGACCCTCTCACGCAGGCAATTGAGGGACCATGGTTCATATCATCATCGACGACATCACCCCCCGCATTGAGTACGCGGTCGGCAGTGTTGCCACCAGTGAGTTTATCGTTCCGTTCCCCTTTTTCAGCGACGAGGATCTTGTCGTCCAGGTCGACGGTGTCACGCAGAACATCAGCACCTACATCGTCAAGGGCGCGGGGGATTCCGCAGGCGGGTCGGTCGAGTTCGATACCGCCGTCACCTTCGCCACGATCGTCATCTATCGCGACATCACGATCGAGCGCGTGACGGATTTCCCGCCGTCCGGACCGCTGCAGATCGACTCGTTGAATACGGAACTGGATCGCCAGATCGCGATCGACCAGCAGCTCCACCTCGGCATCAGTGACGTCAACAGCGAGATTGACGAAGTTCGCGGCCTGCTCGACCTCGACATCGGCGGCACGCTTCATCACTACTCGATCAATGCCCAGGTCGCGGCTGCGACCATTGATCCGACCGTGACCTATGTGCAGACGGCGGGTTACGCGGTCCCCGGCGATGGCGGGGCCGGCATATACAGAAAGGTTGGGTTCGAGCCTTCACACGGCGGCAAGATCCAGTCCGTCGATGGCGCGTGGTGGGAGCTGGCTGAGCCGGTTCCCAACGTGATGATGTTCGGCGTTGATATGACCGGCGCCACAGACAGCACGACCGAATTGACCGCGGCGCTCGGATATGCGGCGGCCTGCACGGGCCTTCTCACCGCCCCGTCCGGGGTTGTCCGTCTCGATAGCGAGGTAGATCTCCCGCACGGCGTTGCACTCCGGGGCGCCGGGATGCCGATGCAGCCGTATCCGGACGCCAGTTATCCGTCCGGAACGACGAACGGAACATGGTTCTTCTTCAATCACACCGGCATCGGATTCAAGATCGAGAGCGTCGGGACCGTATTCGACATCGACCCCTACAACGAGCTGGTCGGGTTCGGCACATACCGCACGCAGCCAGCCCCTACCGGCGGCCCGTATACGGCGAACGATCACGACTTCGACATTGCGATTTATTCAAAATACGGAATGAAGATTTCCGACATCATGCTGCTCAACGCGACGCGCGGCATTCTTGTCACTGGAATAGCGGCAGCGGAGCGCGGTTCGGGCCGTATCGACATCAGCAGGGTGTACGGCCACATCTTCAAGGTCGGGATCAAGCTCGAGTATTGCTATGACATTTGCAGAATAAGCTACATCAATTTCGGGCCGTTCTGGTGCATCCTGGATTCTAACCTTTGGGAATACACCAAGGATAATTGCACCGCCCTGACCTTTGGCCGCTGCGACAACCCGCACGTCGACCAGGTCATGGCGTTCGCTGCCAACGCCGTTCTCAAGATTGAGTGGAGCACGGCGCTTCACGCCAATCTTCCCGGCGGCACGCTCAACAACGGCGTGTTTGGTGCCGTCCAATTCGACAGCGGCAGGACGGCCTTGCGCGTCGCCGCCGACGTGACCGCAGCGTCAATGGTGATCAATCAATTTGTCGCGGCCGGTGAACTGGATGGCACCGACCCGGCGTGCTTCCACATCGAGGGCGACGCCGTCGACATCCGGATTGCCGAGCTTCGGTGCGTACAGTCCGGTGTCTTGTTCGGCAGAATTGAGGGCATCGCCAATCGGGTTCGCGTCGCGAATATGGGGGTCTTTGTCTCCGACACGACAGCAAGCGGTTCCGAGCAATTCATCCTTGATGCAGACAACTACATGCACGTCGACGGTTATCTTTATACCGACGTGCTCGACGACAAAATGTTCGGCGGCGACGGCATCGCGAGCGGCAACGTCTGGCGCTCCTACACTCCCACAGCAAGGGCCGGAACCGGGGCGCTTGCGAGCTATACCGCCGAGGGATCTTACAGGCGGGTGGTTGAGACGGTTGAGGTCAGGTTCGAGATTACGATTACGACCAACGGGACGGGTGCCGGTTATATAGCCTTTGACCTGCCGTTCATATCCCATTCCAGCGGAACTGCGGGGTACAGCGTTGGCACGCTTCGACAGGTCGCCGGCGGGATGATGGGTTTTGCGTTTGTGCAACCCAACGCCACCGAGGCAGTCCTGCAGCTCTACAACAATTCGTATCCCGGCGGGAGCGGCGAGATCATAGCCGGCAGTCTGACCTATCGGTGTGCGACATGAGTGGACTGCTGGTCAGCAGCCCGCTTCTGCTCGTCCTGACGCTTGTCTTAATCGGCCACATCAGCAGCCGATGGGATGTGACTGCTCAGCCGTTGCCAGTGTGTGGCACCGCCGACATGCAAGACCAAGTGCGTGCCGCGATGTTTGTCGGCCTCGACGAAGCGTTCAGGGCGAGGATCGGGGCGCTCTATAACAATTGGCTGAATGACCGGGGTCACCCGCAGAGGGCCAAGTCTGGAATCGAAATCGCGATTGCTGGCTATCTGCACGGCTACAAGGTTGTCGAGGAATGGAAATTGCCGCCATGCCGCTGAAAGAGTTGGTGATAGATCTCTCGCACTGGAACGATGTTACCGATCCTTCGGAAGTGGTCGCGTCCGGCATCGTCGGGGTGATCTACAAGTGCAGCGAGGGAACGACATACGTCGATGACAGCTACGAGCGCGCGAAGCAAGCATGCAACGATCTTGGTCTCCTGTTCGGCGCTTATCATTTCCTGAGGCCGGGCAAGATGCACGATCAGGCAGAATGGTTTGTCGAGAACGCCGGGAAGATTGATCTGTACGCCGCCGACCATGAGGACGATGGCGTCTCGCTCGAAGATCTAAAAGAGTTTTTGCAGCGCGTGTACGACCTAACCGGCAAGCGCCCCATCATCTATTCCGGACACGTCCTGAAAAACCAGATGCCCGGCAACGTGCGCGACGGCTTCATGGCGCTGCATCGGCTTTGGCTCGCGCAATACACCACCGGCACGCCGTCTTGGCCGACCGCGACATGGCCGAAGTGGTGGCTGTGGCAACATACTGATGAGGGTTCGGTGCCTGGCATAGATGGCGACGTCGACATGAACTACTACGACGGCAGCGAAGATCAGCTCGTCGAGGAGTGGACCGGACAAGAGCAAGAAGAAAGCGATGAGATCGTTGTCAAAATCATCGTGCCGCAGGGAGTGAAAGTTATCGTAGAGGAGGAATGAACCATGTTGGACATTCTGATTTATCTGGCAGTCATCGTGATCGTGGTGCTGGTGGTGTGGTGGCTGTTGCAACAACTCGCGTTGCCTGAACCTGTCCATAAGATCGTCAACATCGCGCTGGTCGTCATCGTCGCGGTGGTGATTATCGGACTGCTGTTGCACTTCGCTGGCAGCGGCCCGCCGCTGAGACTACCGAGATAAGCGCAAACTAGCCACGAGTGCGCCGACGTATTTCGGCTTTGGCGCGGTCTAGCGCCTCTCTGAGTTGCCCGTTCTCGATAAGCAAGTGCTGAAGCTCTTGCGAGGCTTCATCAAATAGGTCGCCGGGTGTAACCGACGCCTCAAACAATCGGTGCAATAGCGGTCTATAGGCTTGGGGTTGCTGTTCGCTCATTAGCATTCCTCTGGCTGCTTAGCGAGGGCCGCCCTTAGATCGGATAGGGCTAGATAGCCAGCAGCTATGGCAAAAGCTCCGCCACTCTCGTCCTGCTGCTTTAGCGTTACGATGATGTGATCATCGTCAATTTCCAGGTCTATCTCAAATCCCATCGCTATCTTCTCCTTCCCTCGCTCATTAGCGCCCCCGCGAGTATGCGATATTTAGCGTTCGCCAAGCGGCTGTCTCGGCGCACTGTCTGATGAAGGCCGACCTTGTTTTTCCTAGAATGGCTGCGGCCTGGTCGATCTTCTCTAGGTCGGCCCGACTAACGCGCATTTGAATGATGCCGTTATTCTTCCTGCGTTTCCGCATCGCTAACTTCTCCTCTGCGCTTTGCGCTAACGCCTAGTCAGGGTTTCATCCCGCCACGGCGTCCTAGACAGGAGCCACCCGGCGCGGTTCGGGCATAGCCGATACATGATGACCCGGATGTAGTAGCGGAGCATCACGCCGCCCCGTGCGGCAAACCGCAGTTTTGATGACGCCCTGAAGCATTGAAATCGCTACAGTCCGGCCTAACGACCCGGCAATGATGTTGACAATATTTAGCAACGTTTTCAGTGCAGAAGGGCGTCATTGGGCGTCATTCCGTTCACCCGATGTTTTCGATTTGCTGGGGCGTTCGCGCGTGCGCTCATCA